GAAGAAGTCTTCAACTTAAAGCTAAGAAAGATAGAAGAACTCCTGCTAGCACATTGCGCCGACAACAGTACCGAAGCTGTCCGCACTGAGTCTGGCACGTTCTACCGCTCTGTAGTGCAAAAGTTTTCGACCTCGGATTGGGAGTCTATGAACAAGTTTATTCTTGAACACGAAGCACCTGAACTACTTGTAAAGAAAATTCATCAGGGCAACTTGAAACAGTTCCTTGAGGACAACCCCGATTTGCTACCACCGGGGCTAAATTGTGATAGCAAATACACTGTAACTGTACGGAGAAAGCGATGATTAGCCCTAATAGTTACGTTCCAGTCGAGGAGCTAGCTAAATATCTTTGTGTCAAAGCACCTACCGTCCGCGATTGGGTGGGGAAAGGGTATATACCAAAAGAGACTTACATCAAGGTTGGTAGTACGTACCGTTTCAACATCCTAGAGGTGGTAGCGGCTTTGAAGCGAGAAGCTCCTGAACCCATTAACGATAACCAAAACGCGCCAGTACAACTTGAACTGGACTTCAACGATGAGGAAGATTTATGAGTGAGTTAACTCTGTTTGATAACATGCCAGAGGAGTATAAAAAACTTCTGGCGCAACTAAAACCCGATACTAACGCAACAGGTCATTCGCAATCTGCGGGCGGGAACCGCCTCAGTATTAGAGGCGGTGTTTTTAGAAAGGTCGTTAACGGCCAAGAGGTTGGGGAACTGGAGCAGCGTTCCATCCAAACAGTGCTTGTTAAGACTGCACCAATTTCTCGTATGTACTTCGCAGGTCAGTACGTGGCGGGGCAAACTAGTCCTCCCAAATGCTGGTCTGCTGATACTAGCTCTGGTCGCCCTGCTCGTGACGTACTTGCTTCTAACAGGCAATCAGAAACATGTTTTGACTGTAAACAAAACATCAAAGGCTCTGGTGCAGGGGAAGGGCGTGCTTGTCGTTACTCCCAGCGTGTAGCACTTTTACTTGCTGATGCAGGGGGTAATATAAAATCTGGGCAGACCTATCAGTTGTCGCTACCCGCCACTAGTGTATTTGGTGACAGCAAGCAGAAGATGGGACTCCAGACATATGCTCGGCAACTAGATGGACAGGCAGCCCCACTAGCTGCTGTACTTACAGAAATACGTTTCGATACTGAATCGTCTACGCCGAAGCTGTGCTTTAAACCTCTTCGTATGTTAACGCAGGAAGAGCTAGAGATTGCGCTGGAGAAGCAACAGGACGCAGAAACGGAAAAACTTATTGCGATAAGTGTAAAACCCAAGGAAGATAGTACCCCCGTTGCTGCCCCCCAACTACCGGAGTTAAAAGATAAGGTAAAGTCTGCTACGCCGAAAGTTGTAGAAGCGGCAGTAGAGGAGGAAGAGGAAGAGGTAGAGGAGCCGACGATTAAGGTATCTAAGAAGAAGCCGAAATCCCCAGCGGACATAGACCTAGTAAGTCTACTAGATGAGTTCGATGACTAACCCTACGGGGGTACTCTGGTGCCCCCTATTTCTCTGGTGCGGAAAATTATGGAGACCAAAGAGTTTCTTAGTACTATTCTTGGCGATGAGGGCTACTACTGCGTAGTAGGTATAAGAAAAAGTATAGACGCAGAGGGCGAAGAAAAAGCCACAGTCATACCTAAATTTTATAAGTCAGTGGATGCTATGGCAGAAGCTGCACACAACTTTGACGTAGAAGGGTTTGATGCCTACTACACCCCCGCTACTTTTGTAGATGCTACTAAGGGGCGCAAAGCTGACAACGCTTTGCAGATGAAGGCTTTGTTTCTGGACTTAGACTGTGGGCCGGGCAAGCCATACAAGACCCAAGGCGAAGCTCTTATTGCGCTACGCAACTTCAGAAAAGCATACGACCTACCCCCCTGTACTGCGGTAGTGAACTCAGGACGTGGCCTCCATGTGTACTGGGTTTTGACACGCCCGTATTCTAGACAGGAGTGGGTAGTGGTAGCAGAGCGGCTTAAGGCAGCGTGTTCGGTGTTTGGTTTAGAAGCTGACACGGTTGTTACTGCTGACGCTGCGCGTATCCTACGTGTACCTAACACACATAATTTTAAAGGTGCTTCTCCGCTCGATGTCAAAGTCGTAGGTGCGCTGAAAGACTATGTAGATTTGGATACATTCACTGCCAAGCTACCCCAAGCAGTGATGCCAGTTATCGCAGCAAGAGAATACAGTGCCGCAGATACACAAGATATTGCCCGGGCAAAAGGAAACAGCAACTACGTAAAGAAGTTTTCTAAGCTGCTGGTTGCAACAGCTATGGGTAAAGGTTGTGGGCAAGTTAACCGCGCTATCATGCAGCCCAATGATTTGTCCTATACCGATTGGCTCCATGTACTGTCAATCGCTAAACACTGTGACGAAGATGGTGAGCAAGCCATTCACTTAGTTTCTGGTAGGTACGATGGGTATAGCGCAGCGGAGACGGAGAAAGTAGCCGCCTCTATTGAAACCCCACACCTATGTATGACGTTCGAGAAAGATAACCCGTCTGGCTGTGAGGGCTGTCCGCATAAGGGGAAGATTAAGTCTCCTATAAAGCTGTGCATGGAGATACGGGAAGCTGAGTCCGCTACGGTAGAAGTGCCTGTGTTCGACGACCAAGCAATTATGGCCGAGGGAGAAGACGCCCCGACTGCCGATCTACCTAGCAGAACAATATCAGTAACAATACCCGACTACCCTTTTCCTTATAAGCGCGCAGCCAATGGGGGGATATACATAGTTGTTGAGAGGGCAGACGGGACTACTGCCGAGGAGACTATATACAAAAGACCGCTGTATATAACTAAGCGATTAAGTGACCCAATTGATGGCCCATCGTTTGAGTTCAAACATCACACAGATAGGGAAGGGGTCCAAACTTTCGTAATCCCAATGACTGACCTAACTTCAAAGGAACAATTTCGTAAAGCTATGGGCCTTAAAGATATTTTTATTCTTAGTAAACAGGCGGACGCACTTATGAGTTATGTCGGCGCGTGGATTAGTAGACTACAAGGTAGCGGTGAGGGGGGACAAGACATTGTGGAGGTACGTACGCAGTTCGGTTGGACTGAAGATATGGAGGGGTTTGTAGTAGGCGATAGAGAGATACGCGCCGACAAGATTACAGTAAACCCGGCAAGCGCACGTACCGCGCAGTACTTCCCGATGTTCCACAAGAAAGGCACGTTGGAAAATTGGAAGAAGGTAACCGAGTTCTACAATAGGCCAAACTTTGAAGAACACCAGATGATGTTTGGGCTGTCCTTTGGTGCCCCCCTTATGCAGTTTATACCAAACATAGCGGGGGCTATCTACCACTTGATGAGTCCCTCAACCGGTTACGGCAAGACTACGGGTATGTACGGCGGGGCTTCAGTTTGGGGCAACCCCAAGAAATTGGTACTGCGCGGAAAAGATACGGGTAACTCAGCATGGAACCGTGCAGAAATCTGGAAGAACATAGTCCTCTATATAGACGAGATTACGAACTATGAACCCAAGGCCGCCAGTGAATTCTGTTACGCCGCTGTTGATGGTGAACAGAAGAACAGGATGAGTAACGCGGGGCAGAACTCCGAACGCTATCGGGGTACAGAGTGGGCGCTACTAATAGGCACTAACGGTAATACAAGTCTACAGGACATAGTATCGCAGCACAGGGAAAACGCCCAAGGTGAGGTAGGCCGAATGCTTGAGGCTACTGCGACCAAACAGTTGTTTTCAAAAGAAGACACCATGCTAGCCAACGCATTAAACGACGATCTGGCTAGCAACTATGGGCATGCGGGTGAGGTGTATATCCAGCACCTACTGAATACCCTGCCGCAATCAGAGGCACTCGTACTGAAAACTAGGGACAAGCTACTAGAAGCAGCAGGTTTAGATACACAGCACAGGTTTTGGGTTGCCGAAACGGCTACAACATTTGCCGGTCTAGTTATTGCGAGAGAGCTAGGGCTACATAGTTGGGACTTGCGTACTCTATACAAATGGATGGTTTTTAAACTAAAAGAGGCTAAAGCTAAAATGGATGTTATGGTTATTGATATAAACGACTTAGTAGCCCAGTACTTGAACGAGCATCCACGCGGCATACTACGTGTTAAGAGTACAGACGATGCAAGGTCTAGAGACCCAGAGATGGACAACCTAATTTTGCCGGATGCGACCCCCCTCTATAACTGGATAGGCAGGATAGAGTACGATGTAAATAGGCTCTACCTAGTACCGACCCCTTTTAAGGCTTGGTGCCTTAAGCGCGGACACCACGGGGCTACAGTAGACGATTTAATGGTAGCCCATATGGGGCTTATTAAAACTAAGTTCCGCCTAGGCAAAGGGACAAAAATGAAACTTCCGCTACAGCACGTATGGATAGTAGAGTGGGATGACTCCAATGACGAGGTTGATGGTCAATGATATTTCGCCGGATGGTGTACGGGTGGTGATTAACTGGGGCAAGTTTGTGCCCGGGGCGTCAGTGTTCATACCGTGCATCAATACCCACAAAGCAATAGAAGATTTAATAGATGCGGGCGCACTACGTAGGGAAGATATAGCCAAACGTATTCGTATAGAGAACGGGAAGTACGGCGTACGAGTTTGGCGTTTAAAATAACTGTGGTATTATGCGCCAGTACTATCCCGCACCAGAGACTTAGCCCCCCGTAGTGGGGGGCATTTTTTTAATACCCCTCGTCAAACTCGCTGTTTGATTGCATTATCTCACTCAGTACGTTCCTATCCACTGGCGTCCCACCAGTCACACTCGCAGTGGCTGATCTTACTGCTCTACCTTTTATAGACTGCTGGATAGTGGATACCTTAATAGCGGTACTGGGGTGGTCGGCGTTATACGCTTGCACATCCTCTATACCGGCACTTACTAGTTCTGGTCTGTCGTTCTGTAAGCCATACACTATCCTGTCTATTATTTTATTACGGCGCTCTTTTCTGCCTGATTCTGTACGGATATTAAGGGACAGCTTATCCCGCGCCGCACGAGTAGAGATTGGAGAGAACCCAAGCGCTTGTTTAAGCACGTCTCCCATTGGCAGCTCCCCAGTAAGGATTGCGTCCCCTCGCCCTGTCTCGTACCCTTTAGTCGCAAAGCGGTAGGCTTTAGCTATATTAGACGTGCCAGTTGGGAGGATAGCTTCGATAGCCCGGTCTTTGTTAGCAGGATCATCACTGAACAAGTCTAGTAGTCCACCCCCAGCCCGTTTTGCTACGCCAAAGGCTGGGCCAGCCCACGCTTCTAGGAGTCCTTCCATCTGGCTGGTGGGGCGGTAATTACCACGGTCTTGAATCATTAAGTTAGTTAGGGCGATACGGTCAGTGATATCCACACCAAACATCTGAGATATTAGACCGTAGTACTTATCTTGCCCTGCCATCTTCGCAATAATAGTACCGGCATCGTCGTCATCATCATCTAAGAACAAGTTCATGAGGGCGATAACCGTACCGTACATGGGTATACCCTTAACGCCAACTAGCGCAGCGCCAGATGCAGTCAGGTAGAAGAACATATTCCGCAAGACCCTAGCTTCTTCACGTTCAGCTTCGTTCCTCGCCTTGCCAGTGGCATCATCGAACAGAGTCTTAATCATACTGAGGTGGGTGTACAGGAACTGTCCCGGCACACGTTTGAACTGCCACACCAAACTACCAACTGAGGTCTGCGCAATACGTGGTGCGGTAGTTAGTTGTGCAGAGCTGTTCACATACAGGGCGGTATCTATAGCGGTCTCAGCGGCTTGCGCCCCAAACTTTTTTATTTCTGCGGTAGATATCTTATCGAACTTCTTACCGGTAAGTTTCTCCATCTCCAGCATGTACGTACTCATGGAGCTTATCTGTCGAATGGCGCGCTCAGAATGGCTAAATAAAAACCCAGCCCAGTACGTAGCCTTGTTAACCCAAGGGGCTGTCGGGTTATCTAGCTCAGAAGTTTCAGCGGCTATAGTACGGGTATCAAAACCACGCTCTTTAAACAGGGCTTTTAATGGGTTGAACGGGGCGAACTTCTTTTCCTTTTCGGGGCTGTCTGAGAAATCGTTAGTAGCGGAGAACCCACCAAGTTCTCTCTTAAGCACAGCCGCACTTAGTGGCTTGCCGTTTTCGTCTACGTCTACTATACCTTCGCGTGACACACTGCCGAATGTGCTGGCATACAACGTAGCGGCTTTAGCGGTAGCCATGGTGGCTTTAACCCCACCGTACTGCGCAGCGAGTCTAGACTGTAAGACCAAGGGGAGGATAGACGTGTTTACCGCTACGGAGCTTATGTTGAAACCGAGCGTCCATACAAAGGTACCCGAACGCAGCCATCTAGATATGGGGGATATGTACGGATTTTTAGCAAACTCAATGTAACTAGGCAGCTTACCGAACAACTGCATCTCGCCGGTTTCTTCTTTAGTACCTGCGACAATAGTAGCGGCCTCGCGTGCCAGTTCTTCCCCTTCAGGCAGGGCATCACGTTCTGCCCGTACTTCCTTACCTGCTATCTCTAAGTCCACAAGATGCGTCAAGTTAGCTAAGCTGTTTACAAATTGGGGTCCGCGTTGCTGGAAAGAAGTAAGCGCATCACCCTCGAAGAAAGCAATGTTCTGACGTACCATGCGCGACTGGATTAGGCTCTGGTCTGGCAACGCACGCAGCATAAGGTCGGATATAAAAGCATCTACCTGTGCCTTACCATCGGCGTCCTTTACATCCAACGCCTTAATCTTGTCCTTAAGGTCGCTCAAGAACGGGAGGGGTATTTGATTGTTATAGGTACGTTTCTGTATCTCTGCAAGTGACCTTACTCTGATAGTTGCTTTGTCTACATTTGGTAGCTCCCTAAGTTTAGCCATAGCTCGGCTGCGCTGTAGCCAACTGTCAAAAGACCCCGTACCGTATGTAGTCTGCCCATTGTCATCTTTGTAGCTAAACTCTAACCAGTATTCTCCAGAACGTGTTAGCGGGAAGTAGGGGTCAATAAACCCGGCTCCTAGTTGCTTAAGGAACATCGTGTCCCGAATAGTTTTCTTAACCCCTTCCTCTGTCTCTAGCTTGTTTATGTTGGCTTCTTCAGCCGCAATGATCTCGCTATTTATGTCTTTGTAGAAATTACGTAGGCTTATATACGCCCCACGTTGTGTTGGGGACAGCGACTTAAATAGACGGGCGGACTCCTCGTACTGAGCAATACGCTCTCGGGTAGGCTCTATAGCTTTTATTTCGCCCATCATGGTAGAGGTATTACCCGCGACTTTATCGGCTTCTTGGCGCGCTTCGAGTTTAGTTTTCTCCGCATCCATCTTAGCTTTAGTGTCAAACTTCACTTCTTTGCGGGTGTACTGCTTAGTCTTAGCGTCATACTCCCCGTATACCAACCAATGTTTTTTAACCCTATCTTCGTCTACCGTGGGGTCCATGCGGTTAATAGTAGAAAACGACACTAGTTCATTAAATACCTTTCGTGCCGTACTGCTTCCTTTAAACGCTTCCTTCGCATCGTTAAGAAGGTTTGTGTACTCGGTCATGTACTTAACACGCATACCATCAACTTTGTACAGTAGCTGCTCTACCTTCTTGGCCGAAGGAACTCTTAGCTTTAGGAAATCAGTAATAGCTTCCAGACCAACACCATTTAAGAAGTTAGCCCGTATTTTCTGCTCGACCCGGCTCCCCCACGTAAGAAGTTCTTCCCCAGTAAGCGAAGGAGCATCTTGTAGGAACCCCTTTCCACCACTTAGTAGATGGGTAGCTGCCTCCGCATTTTCACCCCTAGCGATAGCCCCCGGTACTGTGGTTGCCATTCTAGTACTTGGCTCAGTAGCGAGGAGGGTGTCTATTAAAGCCACAGTCTCAGTACTAGCGGAAGTTGTATCTATACCAAACACACGCCCTACTGCTCCCCAGAATCTCTCCCATCCAGTTTTCTTGTCCCCACTAGCTTTGTATGCGGCTAGCTTGGCTTGGAATTCGGGGTTGGTGAATGCCTCGGCAACAAACTCCTTAAGCGACTCCATACCGTACTCGTCTGGCATTTTGTCTTTTAAGTTGTTGTATAGGGTGGTAAGTGCCTTAGTTGTAGGGTGGCTTGGATTATTGAGTACTTTTACCGTAGCGGCGTGCGCGGCCTCATGCAAAACAACGTGAGTGCTTAGCGTGATAGACCCGTTTATGAGTATCGTGTCGGTAGCTTCGTCGTAGATACCCGCAAGTTGGTTGCCTTTAGCATCAGTAAGGTCTTTTACTACAGTAAGTTTAACGCCGCGAACGGCCTTAGCCAGCGCAACGGCTACTTTACGTACTTGAGGATTAACGGACGAGTCATAGATAGCGCCCAATGCCCCTAAGATATTACCTTTATCTATTTTTTCCACAACCGAAACGTCAGCCGTTGCCATAGTAGCTGCGATTGCATCGGTTTTTAGATAGTCTTTTAGGTAGTCTTCCAACGCCCCGACCTGTTCTCGTACCGCGTCACTATCTTCTGCGGTTGTCGTACCAGCATTTTCATTTTGGAATTCTATGAGGTCGTCGATAACCTCCATAGTCAAACCGTCGTTGTACTTCGTATCTGCTCCGGGGTTGATGTACGCCTTTATACTTTTTGCGTCTGCCGCTGCCTTGTTCCTTCTCCTCTGCACATTGTCGGCGTTACTTTTACTTTTGGGCGAACGGCGCAAGTCCGCGTTGACACGTGTTGTCTCTTCTTTTCCAGCCTGTGCAGTAAATGCATCCAATGCTGGTAACTTGTCGGGCATATTCTCTTCTACCCATTGCCTAGCTGCCGCAGATGTTTTGCGTACGTTTGCCGTTTTGATTGTAGATTCTCTTGGTTTAACGGCGTCAAACGCTATCGTACGAAGCGTCACATCCATGTCTTGCTCGGCAAGGTCTAAATAATTCTTCATAGCCCCTGCGGGCTTGTATTTATTACTCCTAGTAACCTTCGTTGTCTGTACTTCCTCTAGCGGAGTTTTCGCTGCTTTCTTAGCTGCGCGCCGCGCCGAAACTGTTTCGGACTTCTTGGTACCTTTGGTCTTGGGCGTCTTAGCCTCGGTCTTGGGTGTCTTAGCCTCGGTCTTGGGCGTCTTAGCCTCGGTCTTGGGCGTCTTAGCCTCGGTCTTGGGCGTCTTATCTTCTGGTACTACCGCAGCTTCAACCACCGCTTCTGGTACTACCGCAGCTTCAACCACAGGAGTCCCAACCACAGGAGCTTCAACCACAGGAGCTTCAACCACAGGAGCTTCAACCACAGGAGTCTCAACCACAGGAGTCTCAACCACAGGAGTCTCAACCACAGGAGTCTCAACCACAGGAGCTTCAACCACAGGAGTCTCAACCTTGATGGCCTTGGCTTTTGGCACAAACATATCCATCTGAACCGCAGCTTCGGCGGGGGCCTTATTCAGGAAGGCGTTTATGTTAACTTTAGCTTGCCCACTTATGC